TACTCACGTCGACGTCGTCCAGACCGTCGAGCAGCGCGCGCAGATGAGACGCGCGCTGGTGCACGACCGTCCAAAGCGCATCCTCACGTCGCGTCGGCATCATCTCACCCCCTCGTCAACATACAGCCTAACCACCGGGCGGCCAGACGCATCACGCACAAACTGGAGCCGCGCAGGGAGCTCGACCACCTCGCCACGGGAGTAACCCGGCGCATCCACAAACACGTCGTAGCCGTCAACCTGACAGAGTACAGTCTCGCCAGACATCAAATCGCCGTACACGGTCACAACCCGATACACCTTGCCATCCTTGCGCGAGATAAACTCACGATACGCAGCGACCATGCCGCGCAGGACCAAACCGTCATTCGTCGCCATCGTCCTCCCCCTAATCCTCGATGCATCCACCATACATTGCACACACATCGGCGACTACAGCCGAGAGCGTAGCCGACCAATACCCACGATTACCGAGTCCATCCATCACCCAGCACCAGCCCACCGGCGCCAGAGTCACCACAAGGCGCTTGCCAAAGAGCACCGTCCACCAGCCGGCACCAGACGACAGCCGCATCCACGTCACGACGCCCAGCACCATGCCGTACAGCCCGGGATCGTCGAGCGACGCCCGGATCTCGGCGTCGGACGGCGTGTAATCGACCTCCTCGACGCCATCCACCGTGAGCAACATGACCATCGTCCGCCTCCATCCATATCGCCAATACCGTCAATACCGACAGTATATCGCAATAGACGCGATATGTCAAGCGCGCCGTCGCGCGAGCGCGGGCGCAGGCGCAGGAGCGGGGAGGATGGCGAGCGTGTCGCCGGCAGACGCGCCGTAGAGCGTGTCGTACACGCCGTACCAGTCGGAGAGACGCAACCCGAATCGATACCGCTCCACGAGGACGTCATCGGCATACGGGTGCTCATGCCAGCGGTAGACCGCGTAATCAACGCCGGAGCGCCGATAGCGACCGGCGGTGACGTAGACATACTGCGTTAGGCGACGCAGCCGCACGTCAACCGTCGCAAAACTGGGGCTCGTATACACGCAAACAACGCCGCGTTTGCCCCACAGAATCATGTCGCGGGTCAGCGACCGCGCCGCCTCGGACGACCACTCGCGCGAGTCCAGGGAAACCTGCACCTCATCCCAAACCAGCACCGCGCCGCGCAACGCGGCGAGATCGTCGAGCGTGGACACGCGCCGGGCGCCGGCGACCGGGATGTTGCTCACCAGATCGAGACCCAGACGGGCAGCAAGCACTATGCCCAGTCTGCACGCCATCAGCGTTTTGCCGCTGCGGAGCGCGCCAAAGACGCCGACAAACGCACCCGGATAATACCGCTCGAACGGTAGCAACCGGGGAAGGGGGAGATCAGCGGTCCGATCGGCGCTCATCGCGACGCCTCACATATTCCTCCAATGAGAGCGCGCGCAGGGCATCGCGGAGCGTGCGCGACGCGCCGGGAGACTGCCGGATAGCAGACGACTCAACAATAGGCGCAACCCGATCGTAGAGTCGCGGCGTTGCGACCGCGAGCCACGCGAGCGCCCGGACGCGGGAATCCGAATACCCGACGACGGCGCGCGCGAGCGCCGCGGCCAGCGTGGCCCGGGCGTCCAAAAACATCATGTCGTCGTCATTCAGCGACGGTTGGCGCACATAGTCACGTTCGGAGCGCATGCACCATCCTTTAATATTCGTGGCGCTTCTCTAGACTTCAACCCTCCAAACGCGCTCACCCTCGCGCTGCGCGCGACTCGGTTCGCGCGTTTGGAGCCAGTTCGCCCGTACCGGCGAGATAGGCCGTCCGGGGAGTTTACGATTTTTGCGGCGCATTGCGCCGGAAAACCGCATGTGATTGTAGCGCGCGGCATTGACGCGCCGTCAAGACCTCGCTTCGCTCGCAAGCGCCTTCGGCGGTCTTGACGGCGCTATGCCGCGCGCTGAGCCTCCGGCTGCGGTTTTCCGGAGAACAATGCGCGCGCGGGCGGAACATTCGTTCGCCCGTACCGTCGCCCGACATGCCGTACCGTCCCAATCGCCTGCACCGGCGCGTAGGAACCCTGACACGCCTGTACCGGCACGGGAGTTGCACCGTCCACGACCGGCGTACCAGCAACACACCCGTACCCCCTACGCGCCGGGGGCATCACGGTTCCTGGCCAACGCCGGGCAACGGCGACGGCAACGCCGAGCAGTCGGCGCCGGCCGCCCGGAGCGTCGCAATCGCCCGGCGCGCCAGTGTAACCGAGTCGGGATCGTCGGCGTCGTAGACGACGCCCCAAACGACACGACCACCACACCGCGCCTGAATGAACCACAAGCGCCGGTCCGCCCAGGGCTTCAGCGTCACACGCCAGTCACGCACGCTCATTACCTCTCACCTACCAGCGCCAGTATTTGCGCTACCAGCGCCTGCAATCCGGCAACCTGCGCCCACGTAAAATACGCGAATGCCGCGGGCAACACGACGCCCAGGACGCGCAACAGGTCGAGCCACTGCCCGCCGCCACGCCACAGACTGGCGAGCGCGGCCGATTCGCGCGCCCTCTCCAGCGCCTGGTGCTCAATCAGCGCGGCAGCGTCGCAGCGAGCGATCCAGATCAGCTCACGACCCGCACGCAGGGCAGGGAGCGACGCCGGATACGTCACGCCATCGGCGACGATACCGGCATCGCCGTAGACCGCCGGCAGCACGCGCCAGCCGCCCAGATCATCGTAGAGCACGAGCCAGCCATGCACACGCCCAGACGCCTCACGCCGGCGCATGTACCAGACCGCGGCAGCGACCGCACAAAGAGCCAGCGCGATACTGATCTCCTGCATCGCTCCACCAACTGCGCGCCACGCGCGCCCAGGGATGCGCTATCGCGCACCGTTAACCGCGCCGCCGCTCATCATACTCGCGGACGGCGCCATGCCTCATCACCAGTCACCCGTACCGCGCGCGCGCCGTCCGCCGGCGCGTGCGGTGGCGCGCGCACCGACGGCCGTACACGCCCACAACGCGGTTACGCGCCATCATCGCCGCCAGCGGCGGCGGTCAGCCACGAGCGCAGCATGACGTACGCCACCGCCAGCTGCACGAGCGTCGGGGGGAGCGCCCAGCGCGGCAGCACAAGCGCCGCGAGCGCCGCGAGCGCGAGCCAGACCAATACGTACAACGTCGCAATCACGTACTGCATCAGCTCACCAACACCACGCGGCGGATGACGAGCCACGCACGAAACCCGAGCCCAACAACAAGGACCCCAATCTGCGCGGTGAGCGCCTGCTGAACGATGGCCGCGTAGGCGACGTAATCGGTCAGCATGTACATCAGCCGCGTGTAATCCGCTATGCCGCCAAGCCAATCCACAATCCAGCGGAGCGCGGGAACGGACGGCATCGCCTGGGCCGGATGGAGCAGGGAGTCCATCCACCCGTTCCAGACGTCAATCAACCCATTGACCCAACCAATAATAGCGTTATGGACGCCAGCCGAGATTTGGTCCAGCCACCCGACGATCTTGCTAAAGAAATCCTCAAGCCAATCCATAGGCGCACCTCAGCTCAATGACCTGAACACCCGCCACGCGGTCCAGAACGCAAATCCGATAACAAGTAGCGTGACCGGCAGCCGCACAAACCCAAGCACCGGCGACGCGACGCTCAGAAATCCACACAACCCCAAGATGAAATCCGGGAACGCATCCCGCATGCCGTGATACTCCGGCGCATCCGCCAGAACCGGCGCGGGCAAATCGCAGATGCGCGCCGCCGGGGGCGCGACCGCACGCTGCAACGCCTCAAGCCCGTCCATCAGATCGTCGACGAGCGACCCCTCCCAGGAGAGATCGTCGCCGCTCGGAGGAGGGGTAACGGGTGCGAGCGTGTACCTGGGCACGGGCGACGGCGGCTGGTACGGATCGCGCGTGGACGTGGGGAGCGCAGTCCACGTCGGCGAAGGCGCGAGGGTCGGCGTCGGCGTGCGGGTCAGCGTCGGCGTGCGCGTCGGGCGCGGCGTGCGGGTGACGGTCGGCGTGCGCGTCGGGCGCGGCGTGCCCAGCGTCTCGGTCGGCGTCGGCGTGCGCGTCACCGTCGGCGTGCGCGTCGGCGTGCGCGTGACGGTTGCGGTCACCGCAGAGCCCGGGTCCGACTCGCAGAACCGGACACGGCCGGAGCCGGATACCCGCACAACGCCCCAGCCATCGAACACATACGGATAGACACCCGGACCGTGATACTGCCCGGACCACCAGAGACGCCCAGACTGCACCTCCAACCAGTACACGCCGGCCCGAAACGGACGAAATACGGCCGGAGCGTCATCGGTCACATCCACCCAGCGCGTGCAGTCGACCGCGGGCACCGGCGACGCGGTCGGCGAGGGCGACGGAGTCGGCGAGGGCGACGGAGTCGGCGAGGGCGACGGAGTCGCAGTCGGCGAGCCAGCAGCGGACACCCAGATGTGCAGGGCGCCGCTGGCAGAGCCCGGCACGTAGTACCATCCCGTTATGATCTCGAGGACCAGAGGCATAGGCACAGACCGACCATAGTACCACGTGCGGTACACGCCGGGCGCCCAGTGCTCACGAATCGCGTTGCGCCACGGCCCGGCCGTCGCCTGGCCGTTGTAGTCATAGGGCGACCAAGAGGCCGACCAACCGTCCAGGTAACTGCACAGATACGTAAACGCAGGCGCGACACCATAGTCGTACGAGTACACCCGCTCCTCGTACGCGCCGAGACCACTAAACCGCCAGACGCCCATATAGTGCCAGTATCGACCGACGCCAGGATCGCCGCAGCCCGAGCCGTCAGGCATCGGAGTCGGAGTCGGGGAGGGAGTCGGGGAGGGAGTCTGGGCGAACGCCACAGCGTCACCCAGCAAGATACAAATCGCGAACACAACCACCGCACGCGCGCATGTCGACATGGATACGGAGCAGCGCATGCGACGCGAGCGTGTCATCATCACAGCACGAGCAGCGCCGAGCGCGGCCGCGACCGCGCCACGGCGACCCGAAACACGACTAGAACAAGCGAACAATGCGACCGAGCATACGCGCGCCGAGCGTCACGCCGATCGCCAACGCGATGACGCTGACGAACGGATTGAAAATACTGGTCGCGGCGTTCAGAATGTCGGTCATACCAGGAGCGTTGAACTGGGGCGGATTATTGAACTCCATATCCGAAAAACCTCCTATTACCGCCTACGCAAACAACGATACGAGCCGCGCAACGATGTACGTCACGATCGCCAGCGCCGCCGGCCAGAGCACGTCCGATGTCTCTACCATAGCCGCACCACGCCCAGCATCACCCGCAGCGCCGCCACGGTAATCACAACAACGACGAGCGTCACAAAGAGCGACTCGGCCATCAGCGACGACTCCACGCATCAACCACGTACAGCATGACCAGCGTCACGCCGTACACGAGCAGTTGCAACACAGCGCGCTCATACTCCATAGCGCCGATACTACCACGAGCGCGACAGATCATCAAGTAGATTTCGCTCCTCCCCGGCGTTGAGAATCGACAACCATTCCCCGCTATTGAGCAGCGCGAGTACGTCCTCATCCGCGATCTGCGACCAGCCCGACGCAGGATCGGTGAAATCATACAGCTTGCGCAAGCGGGGGGAAACGGTCAGGTGATGCACGCCGTGGAGCGCCGCGGCGTATTCAAACACCAACGCCGCATCCACCGACGAGCGAAACCGACCATAGTCGTACAGCAGCTGCGTGTACGACCGACCGGAAGACACCTTGGCCGCAGGACTGGCGACCTCATACGACGCGCCCGCGACGCCATCGGTCGTCAAATACCGCGCGACCGCCGCGACGCCGTCGCGGGCGACCTGGCGCACGTCAGCGCGCCACTCCGCGCCGGCGACCCGCGACCAGCGCTCGGCGAGGGAGACCGCGACCGGAGTCAGGTAGGGGAGACCGGGGGAGACAAAAACCAAAACGTGGTAGTGGGGATGCCAGCCGTTGACGCCGTGCACGACCTCGAGCGCGCGGATGTTGCCGACGTAAAAACGACCTACCACGTCGCGCCAAACACCCATCGCGTACCGACGCCACGTACCAGAGAGCCGATCGAGGACAACCGGCAACGCCTCATCACGCGTGTGCGGCACGGTGTACGTCGCCAGGAGCGACGAGCCGCCCGCGTCAACGTGTTGCCGCAGCGCCGACTCGATCTGGCGCGCGCGACGGATGCCGAGCGTCACCCGGCAACTCGGACAGCGCCAGAAATCGCCGCAGCGGTACAACCCAGAGTAACACGCGCGCCCGTCGGGGAGCCGACGCACCACAACGCCCGACGCGCCGTAACGGAGCGCCACGCCACAGAGGGAGAGCCGCTCACGGGGCATCAGGGCGCGGGCGAGACGGTGGAGATAGGACGGGCAGGGCGCGTCGGGCATACGGCATCACACGTCACACATCACACATCACAAAATCCCGCCTCGCAGAAATCACCCTGCTCAACCTCTGTATCCGCCCTCAACACGACTATCTCATCCCGACCGCGCCGACGCCGCTCCGCGTTAATGCGATCCTCGAGCGCACACGCCATCGCACGGAGATACGGGTAGCGCCGGACCAGCGCCCACTGGCTCGCAGAGGAGCGGTAGGGGCAAAACCAGCAGGATGACTTGAACGGCACCGCCAGACCCGCGCGCTCAATAATGTCCCGACACTGCCAGCGAGTCAGCCGCGCATCAACCAACGGATAGACATGCTCGATCCGCGCCGCCGACGAGTCGCGCATGCGATGGTACTCGTCGACGCCGATGCCGAGCATCAACCTGATGCACTCGCCCGGGTACCGGTCATACAAATAGCGCTGCAACGGGGCGACCTTGTATTGCCGGGTGCACTGCCGGGACAACATAAATCTTTCACACTTCCCATGCCACGGCACCGGCGTGAACTCCGGACGGGCGAGCATATCGCCGTATAGATCGCGCTCAATAATCGTGATGTCTCGTCCATGCTCCCGACGCAACCAATCCCTGAATAGCACAACGTACTCGCGCGTCGCGGGAGACTCCGCATCGACCAGATCGACATAGACGACCTCATCAATCACCCAACGCTCACGCATCGCGAGCACGACCAACGCCGTGCTCTGGATGCCTCCACCGTATGAGATAACCGTCGGCATACACCCTCCTATAGTGTTACAACGACAAAAAGCCTCAGAAACACGCAGCAAATCGCGTATTAATTAACAAGAATCGTTACACACCACCAACATCGCGCGCCACGCGCGCCCGAGGATGCGCCGTCCGGCGCGCCACCAACCGCGCCGCCGCTCGGGCTGGCGCCCTCGCGGACGGCGCCATGCCTCATCATCCCGACAGCCGTACCGCGCGCGCGCCGTCCGCCGGCGCGTGCGGTGGCGCGCGCACCGACGGCCGTACCGGCCCGCAGCGCGGTTACGCGCATCGCATCAACTCCTCGACGATCGCCTGCATGACCGGCGGACAGACCGCGTTGCCAAGCAAGCGCATCGTTTCAGTACGGGTGCAGCCGCCGAAACCAAACGACGCGGGAAACCCCATCGCACGTCGCAACTCATCGACCTGGAGCATGCGCATCTCGTGACCGCCGCACCGATCCGGTCGCACGAGCGCGAAATGTCCGGACGTCGTGACCGTCCGCAGAGGAACGTCCAGCGTCTGCCACTGCGGGCCCGAGCCATAGTAGACGGACAAAAACGTCGCATCGCGTCCCAACACGCGAAGCGCACGCTCGACGCGCTCGATCGTCGCACGGGCGCGACGCGGCGTGCGGAGCGGCGTGTACGCATACCCGTCCAGATCGATAACGCGCGCGGCCGGTATACGCTCAGACGTGCGCGCCACGATCTCGGGCGGATCCGCCTCACGGTCGCAGACGATAAAAAGCCTCCTACGGCGCTGAGGCACGCCGAAATCGGCCGCGTCCAGAACCCGGACGCGCACGCAGTAACCCAGATGCATCAGGGCATACAGGAACGCCCGGAAACCATGCCACCGGCGCATCTGGATGACATTCTCAACGACGACCCAGCGCGGCCGAAATATGCGGGCAAACTCCAACACACACCACGGGAGATCCAGACCCGCCGGAGACGGCGGCGCGGCGCCGCGCGCCAAGCTATGGTCCGTGCACGGGGGGGACGCGAGGACCAGGTCGACGTCGCCCAGATCGTCATGGATGCTCCGGA